GTTTTTGATTATAGCTATCTCACTTCAATTAGTGAGGTAGCTTTTTTTAATTAGTATACATTTAGCTTTTCATACTAGAAGAAATTTAACCCTTATCATAAAATATAAGTAAATTAAGATACTCGAGTGCTTAGTTTAATTCAATAAAAATCCAAAAGGAGAAATTAACTATGATTAAAGTGATTTATTGTAAACCAAATGAGAGAGCAGAGATTATTGAAACATCAACAGACTATGGTTGTTTGTGCAATTTATTAGGCTGTGAAGAACTTGAAACAATGGAGCTTTTAATAGGTAGGGTTATTATTTTGTGTAACGGAGAGGGTAAATTGTGCAGAGCTACTCCAAGCAGAGCTATTTTTCAGGAAGATGAACTGACAGATTTTAAAACAAAACGCAATCATCAATTTATTGATTTTATTGCAGGCAGTTTCATTATTTGCGGTCTAAACGAGGACGGAGAGTTAGTTTCCTTACCCGAAGAACAATTATCGCAGTACCTTAAACTGTATCTTTATCCTGAAAAAATTTCTGCTTTAGATACTGGGTTGTTAATATTCCGTCTTAAAGAAGATACTTTTGATTTAATTACCGTGCCGTGGGCAGATACCCCATTATATGGTTAATATTTATATGTGAAGTTTTCCAATCCATGTGTCGGAAATAACAGCAAAGTTTCTTACAGGCTTATACAAACTAATTTGGTCTGTATAAGCCTGTCACATCGGTATTATCGGTCTAAATTTATGTCAGGGTGTTTTTTCCTGCAAATAAAAAGGAGTATGATAAAAATGTTTTTTATTTCGTTAATATTAATTTTGATTGTAGTGGTTGCGATTGTAATCGGAGCTTATTATTTAGTGATACATTTAATTAAATTGTGGACAGGCTGTGATAATGATGAAGCAAATGCAAAACTACATAATTTCTTCAACGGCTCAGCTAACTGCACAATAGAAAATGACAGTACGGTGTTTACGGAAATCGGTGATAATATTCATAAAATAATTGGTGAGAAACGCTTTCAGCAACTCGTCAATTTGAGCAATACACTACTTAACACACCCTTGCTGTTTTTCGATAACAACGGTAAAATACCAAGAATTATCATAACAGTAAACTATGAAGATGAGAGCGAAAAGATAATTCTTGAGAATATTCTTTGTAATGTTTTCAGAAAATATTTAGCTGTTTACGGTTTTAGTACAGAAATTATATCTGAGTGGCATATCCGTTCTGACTTAAAAATGCCTTATCTTCAGATTGGTTATGCCAAAAATAAAGAACAGAAGGCTGCACTTAAACTCTATATGCAACACGAACAAAATACATTTATTAAGACAAATTCTGATATTTTAGATGATACGGAAACGGACGATTTAAATGACTGAAAAAATAATGTTGGGATTTGATTTGATTATGTATCAGCAGTACAGTCTAAAAATTCCCATATATGCTCCCTTATCCGCTCACTATATTGTAGTGGGCGGTAGCGGTAGCGGTAAATCAACGGCTGTATTGTACTGGCTGTACAAAGCCAGAAAATTTAAAAGTCAGATATATATTGCTGACTTTAAGGCAAGTCACGAGTTTAAAGGTATTACCAATTGTTTCGCTGAGTTTGAGGACTGCTATCAACTAATAACGAACTTTTATAAAGATTTTCTTGATACTCCCGAAGGCGGTAATGGTACTGTAAAAATATTACTTATTGATGAAATCGCAGGTTTGTTGGCTCATTTTTCAATGACGAAGTCAACAAAAGAAAAAGCAGATACAATACGCAGTATTTTAAGCACTATTCTTATGCTTGGGCGTTCTAAAAAATGTTTTTTATGGTTATCAATGCAAAGATATTCAGCAAATATATTTCCTGCTTCAAGCGGAAGTGCAGACAATTTTCATATATGTGTTGGTTTAGGCAGATTAACTGTTGACAGCAGAAAAGGGTTATTTGCCGGTGAACATTTTGAGGGAGAAGATACTATTCTGTTCGGTCAAGCTAAAGGAATTGTACTTATTGACGGTGAACCGTTAAGAGGAATAATTATTCCAAAGGTAAGTAAAAGAAAACTCTTGCAACTTCTGCAAGCTCAAACTTCTGAAAATAGACAATGACTGAGTCACTGCCTTAACTACTATACATTACGTTTTATATATTGGATACAGTAAAACGATATGCTACCATATAATCAATGAATGAAGTAATGAGAAAACAGTGAATTTACTTTAAGATTAAAAACAGAAATCTACTATGTTCACTCAATCACTATACATTAACATATGTATATTGGATTGAACAGTATCTTTAATTATAATAGTAAATGAACTAAGGATTTACTTAATTCAACAAAATATGTGAAAGGAGAAATAACTATGGATATTAAAGATGTAGTTATTGACGCCTACAAAACAGTAGGCACAGATTTAATGCTGGTATCAGTTTTACCTGCATACGAATATGACAACGGAAAGAGGACAGATCACATTTTGGGCTATAAATATGAGGTAGTTTTACCGCATCGTGCCTACGAAAAATTGTCTGTGAAAATTCTCGGTGATGTAAGGCTTGATTTGCAGGAAAATGAAGCAGTATTCGTTTCATTTACCGACTTAGTCTTAACGCTGTATTGGACTCCGCAGGGTTACCGCATAAGTGCTTCGGCAAGCGATATTAAGCCTGTCAATCCGCCCAAAAAGGCTGGGTAAGTCTTTGCCGTGGGCGGTAGCACCGTCAAGGTGCGAACCGCCTGACGGCAAGTCAATCCCCTCACTTTAATGAAGGGGATAATATAATTTTATCGAATATGTGTTCGATATTATAGGAGTGATTATATGAATGGATAAAGAATTGAAAGTCGGTGTAGATGAATTTTCTTTAGTTTTCTTTTATCCGATTGATGATGTTTGTAACGATTGGCAAAGTACAGCTTATTCAATGATACAGGAATTTATCTATAAGGCGGACATAGAATTGTTGCTCGGTAAAGTTGTAGAAATGCGTGATAAAAAGCCGCAGGCATATTCACAAGCATTTACTATTGAGAACGCTCCATATTATTTCACTATAGCGTTACACGAAACTTTTGTGCATATGGGAATATTAGTTCGTTTCTCTGCTCACTCTTGGGCAGTATATCAAAAGCGGTATTTTGATTTCTACGGTGAGAATATAAATATCGGAAAATTTTTAAGCAACATTGAAAGTCCGTTATACAGATACAGACTGAGCCGTATAGATTTAACTGCTGACTACAAAAATTATGATTTATCACCGCATAGCATATACAGCAGGTTAAAGGACGAAAGTCTACAGGTGCTTGACTGTAACTACAGACACAGTAAAAGAAAGATTTCTTCTGTTGAAAAAAATTTGGTGACTGAGTCAATCTATATCGGTTCAAGGGCTGAAAACGCACAGTCACTACTTCGGGTTTATGATAAAAAATCGGAGCAAATTAGCAACAACGGTTTTCGCCTTGATGAAGCATTGCAGTGCGACAGTTGGGTTAGATTTGAGGCTTCATACAGAGGAAACTATGCTCATCAAATAACCGAGCAATTGGAACATATAACAGATGATGTTTCTATATCGCAGTTCATTGCAAGCAAAATATGTGACAGATACCGTTTTTATGACCCTCTTAACAGCTGTTTTACTGATTTTACAAACGACCTGCTTAAAATAATTGAATGCAGTAATTTTCACGCTTTGCGTTGTGAAAGTCCTGCTAACAATAGTTTGAATAAAAGCATTCAGCATATTATTTACGGTAGCGGTTTGTTCCCTTTGATATACAAAATCAGCGTTATATGGGGTGAAAAAGCTGTTGCTGAATTTTGGAGTATTCTGTATGAAATATACAAGAAATACCATAAGAAAAAACTTGAAATTAACCCTCAGATAAGGGCTTGGCTTAGAAAGAATTTTCTTAGTTTATCACAGCAAAGTTTATCAGATTGCTTTGTCAGTGTTGACCTTACAAAGATTGATGTTGCAGAGATTATAAAGAAAATTTCTGAAAGTGACAATCCGTTTACACTAACGGCAATAAATACAAGCAGTAACACAGATAATCAGGTAGTATCTGATGAGGAATTTGAACGCACTTTTTATTCAAAGGATATGGAGTAAAACATTTAAAACCGAGAAACCTATTTCCTAAAAACTAACTAATTTAAATAAATATAAAACCGAAAAACCGAGAAACCGAAATACTTAAATATTTTAACTCAATATTCTTTTTATATTTATAATTCAGAAAGGAGTTTTCACTATGTATGGAAATTTAAGTGAAAAGTGGCATAGAAGCCACAAAGTGAAAGTATGTGTATACTCTTTTTATTACAATAGCGTGGTATACAAAAGTTTGAAGTTATCAGAGAAAGCGTTAAGCTACATATTATACTTAGCCTTTTTCGGTAACGCACAGCATTGGGTAGAAGCAACTCGGTATGTGGGTAATGCCAAAGGCACTGACGATATATTATTTCCGATTGCCGAGGGTGGAGATGTCCATATTTATACCCGAAACGGAGAGCAATATGCCTTAGATTTAGAACGCTTTTTAAGAGGTATTTATATTGCATTTGCAAATAAGATAGCTTTTCGTCAAGAATATGACTTCGATAATTTTATTATTAACCCAGTTGTTGCAGACGAGATTTTGCAATATGCCCTCTTTGAAGGTATCAAGTATCCTCATTGCGAAGTGGAAGGTGATGTATATGATTGAAGAAAAGAATATGTGTGATGAAGATGATTCCGATGAAATTCTCGAATATACAGGCGGTAGCGAGCTTAGCGATTTAACTTTCATCTCGACATATGATTATTATTCCAGTTGGCGTATTAAGGAAGTGTTTCGAGAAGCTGGGTATGAATTAAAGCCGGTGTTCTTGGGTTATAAGGCATTACGGTACAGAGCGTGTCAGAGATATTGGATAATCGACATGAGTAACGGTCAAAAAATGGGTACATCTTATAACGGTTACAGTTTTGAAGACTTGCGATACTTTTTAGGTAAATTAGGAATACCTCTTCACGGAGATAACTACCGCTCTAAAAGACCTTCAAAAGATGAAAACGGCAGGCGTTATGCTTGTGAAGAGTTTCTAAAACTTGCAGAAAGTCTTCCCGATAAAAAGGAGGACTTAATATGAGTGTAGAGATTAAATTCATCGGTACTAAAGAGGTTGCCGAAGCACTTGGTTGTTCCTTGCCTACTGCACGCAATATTATGTTGAGAGCAGATTTCCCTTTAATACGGGTAGGTAAAAATCTTAAAGTTGAGCTAAATGCTTTTCTTAACTGGTCGCAGAAAAGAAGGGTATGAGTATTTAAAGCATTTACATAATATTTAAGCAACCGTATTGACACAAAAGATTTAAGGCTATACAATACTGATATAGTAAAAATCTTTTGTGCTTTACGGTTTGGAAAGGAACGATTTTTATCAGCACTAAAAGCACAAAACCAAAGTCTAAATGTAATAAACTTGATTACGGTGACGGTTCTGTATACTATGTTAAAAGCAGAAAATGCTTTGCAGGTCAGATAACGCTTGAAATTAACGGTGAGAAAAAACGCAAGACGGCTTACGGTAAAACCGAACGCATTGTTAAGAATAAGTTGCTTGAATATCGTATTCAGGCAAAAGCAGGATTTTTTGACGAACCCGATAACACAACTGTCTATGAGCTTGCCGAAAAGATGATTGAAGAACAATTCTCTCTTAATGAGATTAAGCAAACTTCATATGACCGCAAGAATGAAACATTAAAGTCAATGAGTCCTATTTATGATTTAGCAATGCGTGAGATTACGGAAGATGTAATAAAGCATTTTTTCATTTCTAAAATCTCTTATTCGCAGTCATACTTGGATAAAGCATATCAGCTTTTAAAGTCAGTTTTCAATGAAGCTGTAAGGAAGAAAATTGTTACAGAAAATATTATGCTGAACATCAGAAAGCCAAAGTCAAAGCAGGAGCTTGTAAAAGTAAGAGCATTGACTGTTGATGAACAGAAAAAGCTGATAGATGTTCTCAAAAGCGAGGATATACGCTATTCTGAACAAATGCTTTTATCAATGTTCACAGGAATGCGAATGGGAGAAATCAACGCTTTAGAAGTTAAAGATATTAACTTTAATGACCGTACAATAAAGATTTGTAAAACTGTCAGCAGAGGTCTTAACGGCAAAACATATATAAGCGGCTCAACAAAGACTAAAGCAGGTATGCGTACAATCTATTTTAATGATGATATGGCTGATTTTTTAAAACAGTGTATCGGAGATAAAAAAGACGGTCTTATATTTGCTTCAAGTGTGGATAAACTTGTCACAACTAATCAGGTAAATTATCAATACGCAAACACGCTGAAAAAGTATGATATACTTGATAAGAGTGTTTACGGAAAGGTTGATTTACATTCACTTCGTCACACATATGCAACAAGATGTATTGAATCAGGTATGCCTGCAAAGGTACTGCAAAATCTTCTCGGTCATACTGATATAAGAATTACGCTTGATACATACTGTGATGTTTTCCAAAAATACAGTATGGAAAATCTTGCTGTAGCTGACAGCTATATGAAGAGCAATAACATTGCAATAGTATGACTGTCCGAAAATGCACTGTCAACTTTACTGTCACACCATAAAAAGCCGATAAATAAGCCACTTGTCAGGGTTACCTGCACCAACAGCCGTTTCTTATGCAGGGACGGCTGTTTTGTACCACATTTTCGGTCTGTTTTATGGTGATTTTCAAAATATTTAAATTAATTTTTAATAAAAAGCGAAAATTATGTTGACAAATCCGAAAATATGGTATATAATAATCAAGCTGTTGTTATTAAGCAACATTTCGAGGTGTAGCTCAGTTTGGTAGAGTGCTTGGTTTGGGACCAAGATGCCGCAGGTTCAAGTCCTGTCACCTCGACCATAGAAAAAACCGCATTAGAAAGCCATTTTTAAGCTTTTTAGTGCGGTTATTTTTATATCCTTTGTGTGTTAAAATACGCTGAAATACACGAAAATCATCTAAAAATGCATTGCAAATGCAAGGCAGAAAAAGTTGTGATATTCACCTCACCTTTAATTTGCAAACTGTATCCGTGAACTTGAAAGGATTGCAACAGAAAATAATAACAAATAACAAACTCCCCTCATCCACTTTTTACTGCGGATGAGGGGAATATTTTTGCAATTATGTGTTTGTTATTTCGTTATGCAGTTTGTTTAATCGCTGAATTTATTCTTTCCTCAGCAATTTTGTAATACTTTTCGTCAAGCTCAACACCGATAAAATCACGGTTTGTATTTATGCAGGCAACACCTGTTGTTCCGCTTCCCATAAACGGATCTAAAACAGTGTAATTTTCTTTTGAACTGTTTCGGATTATTTTTTCAGTAATGTAAAGAGGTTTAATGGTTGGATGTTTCCACATTTTTTTGTCCTTTAGGTTTGAAACGCTTAAATAATATGTTTTTGCATCCTCGTAACTGTGGGGAAAGCACTTACCTTTTCCTTTTCTGAAATAAAGTAAATATTCAGTGTCGCTTAAATACTTATTTGAATAGGTGGGCAAAGCGTTCGTTTTGTGCCAGCAAATAATATCAAATTTGCATTTAAGTTGCCCGACATAAAATTTTAAATAATCATATATTTGTGCTTTATTGCACCAAAAATAAGCATTGATTTCTTTCATAACTCGCAAAAATTCTTGTCCGAAAAGTTCGATGTCATATCCATTAATTATTTTTGCTTTCTCGACATCCGCTAAAGATTCACTTAATTTCATTTTCTTGTTTACAGTTCCACCCCCCTTTGTGTTTAACACATAAGGCGGATCTGTCAGCAATAGGTCTATGCTATTTTCGGGCAATTTTTTCAATACTTCAAGACAATCGCCTTGATATAAATTTACCGTTTTCGTCACCCCAATTCTTCATTTATGATATTCGCACCGCCACATAAAATTTGCAACGGTGCGAAATATTTAACATCAGCCGAGTGCTTTTTTAGCATTTGCAATTTTGCTATCTTTCGCCCTGATACCGTCATTGATGAGATGATAGATAGCATTGATTGTCTTCTCACCTACAATGCCATCAACTGTGACCTTACCTGCTCTCTGTGCCTCTTTTACAGCTTTCAAAGTGCCGTCACCGAAACCGTTTGAATTATCGACTTTCGTCTTGATGATACCCATATTGTAGAGTGTAATCAACTGTTTCTTGAATGCAAGTGTTGCCGTATTATGTGAACCGTATTTAATCATTTCCTCATTCTCCTTATTTGATGTTTTACCGCACAGCTCGGCGGTTACTTCGTCTGCAAGATTGCCGAGCCTGTTATAGAGCCAGTCGCCCGGGCAAGATTTATTCGCAAACCACCTGTGGACAGTCAAGACCATTTCGTTCGACTTTGGCGAATAATTCAGTGTCTTGCTTTCATTACCAAACCAAAGCAGTTTAGTTTTGCCGTTTCGCTTGCAGATGTCAACGCAAAGTGCAACGAGTTTGTTATACACCTTGCTGTTCATGGTGTACGGAGCTACTGTGTCGCTTGCACATTCGATTGTGACTGCCCTCTGGTCATTGGCATTGCTTGACGAACACCAAGAACGATTACCTTCATCAACGCAAAGCAACACTCTGCCGTCATAGCCGATTCCGTAGTTACAGCTTGCCTCACAAGCTGTGTTCTGAAAAATGTTTCCGAGTGTTTCGACACTGCACTGACCAACTACACAATGCGGAGTAATGCGGTCAATACTGTGTGTGCGTTTACCGCTGTGGTTTGGACTTAATTTTGTGTAATTTACAAGTTTTGAGTTACTCATAATTATTCCTCGCTTTCATCTGTTTTTACTTCGACTGTGGTTTTCAGCCTTTTAACGATTGATACTAAAAACTTCGGCAATGGGATTCCGATTTCCGAAAGGTTTTCAAGGATTGAAATTAATTCGTTGATGATAAACCAAATCGTCACAATCATTCCGATGCAGTAGTTAATCTGCAGGTCGATTCCGCAGTTGACAAGTGCCGAACTGATGAGATAGTCAGCAACAATACCGACCGCTACGGCTACGATATAGCCTACCTTTTTGATAATACCTGTTACACCGACACGGCTGTTCAGCGTGTGGCTGATGTATGCCTGTGCCATTCCTGTGATGTAGTCGATAATCATTACCGCAATCATCACCGCAAACGGTACAAGCAAGATGTTAAGATATGCGACGATAGCACCGCACACCGTGGCAAATAATGCCTGTAAAATGTTTTCTTTCATTGTTTACACCTCGCTTTCTTCTATCATCGGCTCGTCAACGGTTGGATTATCGCCCCAAACCGCCATTACTGCGTTATAGTATTCATCTGACAGTACCGTTTTGAGCTGTTCTCTGCCCGATTTGCTGTTCATGTATGCGTTGCGGATGTTTCCGCCGACCTGCATTTCTTCACCGTTAAAGGTCAAAAACTGCTGTCTGAGTACCGAAACGCTGTCCTTTGTGAGCATATCGAGTGTGATTTTTTCTTTAAGTTCCATTTTTCATACCTCCGTTATTTAATCTTGTACGAACAAATTACATTAATCTGCTCGCCGTCTGCGAATGTATATGCGGTCTTATCCTGAGTCGAAAACTGTAGCCAAGTGTTATTTTTCGGAATGGCAAATTTAAAGAGCTTGCCAAGGTTTGAAATACCAACACAAAAAACATTGTCCTCGGAAATACATTTGTACGGCAAATCAATCAGCGGACACATGCTATTGCCGCCAAGAGATACTGCGTTCATTTTGACCGTTGCACTGACGATTACGATGTCACCAATCGTCTTATATGTACAGTTTGCACTTTTGATTTTATCGGTGACGGTTGAATACGGTGTGAGTGTTGATGTACCACTTTCAATATTTGACGAATCGTATTTAGTCGCCAAGGCGGTTTTATCTGCTTTCACAAGCAGAGCGTTGTAAACTGCTCCGCTTGTAAGGTAACACGGGCTGTTATTTTTGGGTTCGCTGTCAAACGGCATTGAATCAAGCTTTCGGGCAATACTCTTGTCTGTTTTATCAAGCCTTGCTCCAAGTGAATTTTGACCGCCTCTTGCTGTGGCTATTTCAGACTTCACGGCTTCAAGGCTTGCTTCATCAGCGGTGAAGCGTGTGTTCAGGTCGGCAGAATCACCTCTTGCTGTGGCTATTTCGGTTTCAAGTGCAATTGCTCCGTTTGTAGCCTGTTCAATTCCATCATCCATATGGTTGAGGTTGTCGGCATTGAGGGGCGGAGCAGAGCCGTTCACAAAGACAATTTTATTGTATTTGTTCATTTTCTTTTACTTCCTTTCCTAATCGTTTTTCGCCCTTTGATGTGAGGGCAGTTATAAATCCGTTCATTTTCTTATTGAACACAAATGTTTCGATTGTCGGCAAGTCTTCAAACGGAGTTTTAATTGTGTACTTATCGCCTGCCTCAAGCCACCAATACGAAAACAGCTTAATTTTTGTCGGGCGATATTTATATACACCACCAAAAAAATTAACAGAATTATATTTTGTGCCGATATCACTTGCTGTTGTTCTGCACCTCATCAAAATGTTATCGGAAACATACCAAGAAAAATCGTTACTGTTGCCATACAAAAACGCTTTTTTATCAGCAAATTTAGCACTGTACATACTGATAGGCTCAAGTTCGTAATCTTCAAAGGATAAATCTTTGTACGAATCGATTGTTTCAACGGAAGATTGAGAATACAGCCTTTTAAAACGCATTTTTCCGTCGGCATCTATAACGGCAAAGCTCAAAGTTAACTCTGCATAAGCTTGGATTAAATCTGACAAGGTAATGTCCTTTATAACCTTTTCCACGCAGGTATCGTCAAATTTCAGCGGTACACTAAAGACAGATAAGCTCGGCGGTGAAACCCCTGTAATTGCATAATCTTTGGCAAATTCTGCGATTATTGAATAAAAGCTCTTAAAATTATCGTCTTTTTGATAGTGCGCATAACCATAAGCAAAGCTGCCGTCCTCGTTCTCTTTGCCTGCAAACCACAAAGACACATCCACCTTTGACATATCATAAAAAGCGTCATAGGCTATGATTTTGACGATGTTACGCTGTTTTTTATCTCTTTGAGCCGACTGAATTTTACCGTAGAAAACAGGACATTCAACCGTTCCTGTTTCGGCAGGACAAATAAGAGTATTTGACGGGTACAAATCATCTGACGGATACAACTCTGATTCAAGATATGTTGCCATTATGATGACCTGTACTGTCTTTCCTATCAAAGCCGAGCAATCATAATCAATGAGTTTCACGCTCATTTCAGAGGCTATGCAACCGCCGAATTTCAATTCTTTTTCAACAATTTCATTTTCAAGCGAAAAGCTGTCAAGCACGATACTTTCACCTGTTATATCCTCAAAACTGCCGTCGGGGAAATGCAGGGCAACGGTGTTGTAAAGTGTGTTTGTTTTCAGCTTATCAGCAATTTCTTTAGATACAAGCATTTTTAAGAATCACCCCTTAATACTCAATCAGCTCAACCGTAATCGGCTGATAGGTTATATCACTTTTTTCGGCATTCATTACGGTATATTCAATATCAGGAATATAAAAATAAGAGGTGTAATAGCTGTTCGTTTCATCGTTCCAATAAGTTACCCTGCACTTTCTCTGTAACTTATTCGCCATTGAGAGGTTGATAATCGACTGAAAATCAATCTTTTCGTCAAGATGAAGAATGTGAGTTGAAAACGAAATTTTTGTTTTGTAATTTGGCAGCGTTGCCCTTTGAAGCGTACCGTTCTGATCTCGTTCCGCAGAAGTTTCAAGTCGCTGATTCGGAGTTGATGAAAATGCGGTAATGTACTTATTCGGCATTATGTTGTTACCGAATTTAAGCAAATAGCCGTTATAATTTGACATATCATCCCCCCTTTATGCAAATGCGGATTTACCGTTGTGTCTGCGTCTGTAAAGCTCATCCTGTCTTATCATTTCTTCAAAAAGCGTTGAACCCTCAAGCTCGGCAGTAAACGAATAAGTGTTGCCACCGTTATTGCGAAAGATAATGAACATTTCATAAATGCGTTTAAGCAGGTCAAGAATTTGTGTGAGAATCACTGTATCCTGACCGCCCGAATTGTCGAGCATACCCTGTAACTTGTTAAGAGGAGAAATAACCTCAGGGTTACCGCTGTTAGCACCTGCGTTATCGCCGACAACCGCAAGTGTCGGAGCTTTAACAATACCGCCTTTTGCAAATTTTCGTGCCGGTGATTCCGTGGGTTCTTCAAATCTCGGAATGAGAGGCGGATTTTCAGGCATTGAAAAACTCCAATCCTGTCCAAAAGCCGCTCCGATAATACCGGCTATTCCGCCGATTGAATTAACAACGCCAGAAACAAAGTTATAAATACCTGTCCACAACGCATTTATGCCGTCAATGATTGCGTTTATAATGAACTTAAACACGGCGCAAATGCCGTCCCAAATGCCTTTGAAGAAGTCATAGATACCCTGCCATGCTTTGTTCCAATCGCCTGAGAAAACGCCTGTAATGAAGTCAATTAGACCGCCGAATGTTTTCTGTATAGAGGTAACCAACCCACCGATAAATGTAAACACATTATCAAACACTCTTTTTACGGCATTGAAAACATTCTGAAATATAGGTCCCCAAAAGCTGACAAGCCAGTTTACAAACGGTGACAGGAAGTTATTCCACACGGTTGAAACACAGTCTGCAACCTTGCCGAAGAAGTTTATTGCACCTTCAAAAACAGGCTTCAGCCAGTTTTCCCAAGCTGATTTTACGATTGCTACGATAAAATCCCACGCAGGCTTAATCCATTGATTGTAAACATTCATCAGGGTTGTGCCGATATTGGTAAACATATTGCAGATATTCTGAAAAATCTGCTGTCCGTTGCCGTTCCACCATTCGCTGATAATTGTTCCGATATTTCCGAAAATCTGACCGATAAAGTCAAACACATCTGCAAACTGCAATTGTAAATTTTCAAGAAATTCTGTGATTGTTGCACCGTCATTTTCAGTCCATTCAACAAGGCTTTCGGTTGCAATTGAAAACGCACCCGAAACGACTTCGCCGACTGAACCCGCAAAGGTTGTAAGATCGCTTAAAAGATTGGAAATTGATTCTTCCATTTGAGGGCGAACATTGTCAATTGCATTGCCTGCAAGTGTACCGAAATTATCAAAAAAGGCTGAAAGGTTGTTATAGCCGTTTGTAAGATTGTTGCCTATGGTGTCGATAAAGCCGATAATCTTTTCCCTGTCTTTTGAGATCCACTTAGCAACACCGCCTGAAATGGTCTGAAACGACTTTCCGCCGATTGTCGCAACCGCTCCGAATGCAGAGCCGATTGTCCCGAGTTTTGCAGAACCGACCTTTTGCATTGTGCCGAATGCCTTTTGAACTATGGGAACAGCATTATCAAAAACGGTCTTGCAGTTCTTGCCTATAGCTGACCAGTCAACCTTGTTAATACCTTTCTGTACATTCTCGACAAAGCCTTTGAATCCGCTTTTTTCGTATAGATTTTTGAATGCCCCCGAAAGGTTTTTGCTTGTGTCCTTGACAACATTCTTTGCAACATTTCCGCCCGATGAACCGCCCGATGAGCTTTTTGATGAAGATGTATCTGACTTTGAAGAACTATCGGTACTTGAAAGCACATTCAGCTTATCAAAGCCCGCAACACTTCTCTTTGCTTTTTCGGAACTTTTCTGAACATTATCAAGTGACTTTGAACTGTCATCTGCCGTATCCGTAAGGCTTTTGGCAGAATCGGACGCAGATTTGATATTGCTTGCGGTGTTGTTGCCTGTATCCCAGCCGAAGACCTTTGAAAGCGATTCAACCGCACCTTTGGCATATTCCGTTAAAGTCGCAAGTGCGGAACTCAACCGCTTTACAACCTGAGTTGCCACCTGAAGAATAGGCTGACCGACTACGGCAAGGAGCTGTTTCCAACTTTCTCTGAGGTTGCCCGTTACATTCTCCCAACCGTCTGCTTCACGGCTTGCCTGTCCCATAGCACCCGAAAGCTGATTGGCGTCCTTGACCATTTGCAAAAGCGTGAGCTGTTTCTGCGATTCCGACAAATCCATAAATGACTTGCCATACAGCTTATTAGCCGCCGCATTTCGTGTGGTTTCAGTACAGGACAAACCGAGTGCGGCATCATTTTCAAAGTTGCCTTTCAAGAACGATTTCAGGCTTTCTGCGGTGTCTTCAAGCGAACGGTCATAATATGCGGCACTATCGGCTGTTACCTGCAAAGCCTCCTGCATCATACCCAAAGCACTTGAACTGTCCATTCCAGTAGTTTTTGCAAAGGCATAAATGCTTGTGCCGACACCCTGTAATCGGGTTTCAAGAATACCGCTTTGATCGGCAACGCTCTGAATGGCTGATTCTGCCTGCGACTGCATTGTGCCGAATGTCTGCTCAAACTGCGAATTTGCCGCATTGACTTCCGCAGCCGATTCAATGCACTGCTGACCGAACTCCTTGATTTTTGCAACAGAAAAAGCGGCAACCACAGCCATTCCTATTTTCTTAAACGAAGATGAAACCGAATTGCTTAATTGCTCACCGCTGCCTTTGATGTTTGAAAACTCTTTTTCGGTTTTCTGAGAAACGCCCTCTGCAACCTTTGAAAAGGACTGTTTCATATCAGTGCTTACATTTTCAAAATCTTTTGAAAGACTTGAAAACGCCGAATCAAACTTTTTGGTAATTGAATCGGAAATCTTATGCAATGTTTTTGAAATATCATCACCTGTCAGCCTGACATCAAGCTCAATTTCACCCGCCTTTGTCGCCATATTCACCACTTCCTTTCATTTTAGATTTTTTAAAAACAGGCATAAAAACAGCGCACACCGCTATGATGTACGCTTAAAAATTTTGCAAAAGAACAGCCACCCCATTTGGAGTGGCTTTTTGTTTTAGTTGTTGAGTTCGTAGTATTTGATGTCGATTTTCGGAAGTGACACATTGTTGCCCATTACGGTTTCATATGTATAGTCGCCGTCACAAGTTCCCCAGAATGTGATTACATCATCTTCAAGGAGTTTGTCCGCACCGTCAGGAATTTCTACAGTTGCGTAGATTGTATCAGTCCACAATGGTTCATCAAGATACTCATTTTCTTCTTTGGTTATATTGATTCTCAGGTCAACCGAATCGCCCCAGCCTTCCTGAACCTGAATAATCTGACCTTCAAACTTGTAGTCATTACCTTTGTACTTGTCAGGGTTTCTTGAAAGAGTTTTAAAGTCGACTGTTTTGCAACCGTCTTTAAATTCTTTTTCAACCTTCTTCGGGTCTTTAGTAGGCTTTTCTGTTGCAACTTCTTTTGTGGTCGGTGCTTCTGTCGCTTTTTCAGTTGCTTTTTCTGAACTCTGATTTGCAACAGTAGTTTCCTGCTTTGATTTGTTTGAACCGCTGTTACCGTTAATTGCACCGTTTACACCGCCAACAATCATAATAGCAACAACGATAATAACCCAAAAATACCAACGCTTGTAAATTTTCTTCTTTGCATTTGCAGGATTTACGGTTGCCGAGGTTGAATCGTTTCCGCCAAATCCTGCACCGCACTTGTCGCAAAATTTTGCATCGTCCTTTAATTCGTTTCCGCAATGTGGACATTTCATAAACATACACTCTCCTTAATAAATTTGTTAGTGTATGTTACATTTTATCACTATATATTAACATTGTCAAGAATTTTGTAGATACAGCGAAAATTATGTACAAATTTACAGATTAGCGAAGAAGTTTTGAAATTCTGCAAGAACGGTGTTCATATCTTCGTCTGAATAGTGCTTTACATTTCTTGACCGCCATTTGTTGCGGATTTTATGCTGTGACGAAGTAAAGTTTTTCAAGACTTCTTTGTCGGTTTCAAGGCGAATTTGAACCGTTCTTGCAAGCGGTGTTTCGGGTCCTAAGCCTTGCAGAAGTGAGCAGAACTCATTCCAACTCATTTTTGCAAAATCCTTTGAATAAATGCTGACCCCGTACTCCGAGCGAAAGCTCGACACGATTAAATCAAAGTCATCAATCAGGTCGTAGCCGGGGTCTGAGCTTCCCCCTCGTCAGTCAAATCGCCTGTTGCAATTTTGGCAGATTCGCTGATAAGGGCGTTGAAATCGTGCATATTCAGCTTTAACTTTTCAATCTTTTCTCTCTCGGATTCATCAAAAAGAAGATGATACATTTCGATAACATCTTTACTTTTACCGTTGCCGTCCTCAAAAAGTGCCGCAACTTTGAGCATTGAAACTGCGTCATTGTTGATTGCAAGGTCAACATTTTTAACTCTGACACTCGGCTTTTCCTCAAAATTAAGCTTGTCTGTAATATCAATTAACTTTGACATAATCGTTCATTCCTTTCGTTTTTTAAGCGGCTGCTGTATATACGGGTTTGCCGTTTGACATAACTTCAAATTCAAGCGGAGCAACACCCGTACTTGCGCCTGCACCGTTTGATGTAACGGATACAACTGCATTTTTAAAGAGGACGGTTGCACCGTTGGGGAAGGTCCACATAAACGAAACTTCTGCCTTTCTGCCGTTTTCAAATGCAAGGGCGGCAATCTGGTCATTGCCTGCGTCACCGATTGTACGCTTGCCCTTTACCGAAATTGTGATTGACTTTGCTGTCATAAGCCTTGACTTCCAGCCCTCGTTTTCAAAGGCTGTCCATTCCTCGACACCGTTGTCAAATGCAACAGAAAATTCTTCGCAGTTAGCAATATTTGTCGTGGCGGATTCTGTTCCTGCCTTGCCAACTGCAAACTGATTTTCATAGCATGGGAATACTCCCGATTCAACTTTTGCCATAAAATTACTTCCTTTCGTAATAAAATTTAACTTCAATGACCTGCTCATACACACCCTTGTCATCTGTTCCCACATCAACGGGTTCTTCCGTGAGCAGTTCGATTATATAGATTTTGTGTTCCTTAATTTCAACATTTTTAATGCCGTAAAGCGTTTCGTAAAGTCTGCGTGCAAACTCCTCGGTTTCTCTTGCGTTGTCGGTGTAATGGATAAGCAAAGACACGCTTATTGTATCGTAGGTACTTTCACCGCCGATTGCCCTTGTGGGTGTTCCCGACTGCTTTAATGAATACACACCGATTGACCTGTCCTGCTTATTGTCAAGCTTGCCAATGTAATAATGCTCTGCTGAGGTAACGCTTTTGAGCCAATCTCTGATGTCCGATAAGTAAATCAAAGTCCTGCTTCCTTTCTGTATAATCTCACAAATGCCCGACTGCAAAAATTCTGCCGTGTACCGCCCTCAAGCCACGGTGAGAACCATTTACCGCCGGCGGCAATGTTTTCCTTACGGCTGAAATTATACTCGGGATGAAAATACAACCGCCTTGCATACAGAGTACTTGACACGATTTTAACTATCCCCTTTCCACTTTGTGAATAATCAACAGCGGTACTATCGTCTTGAAGTATGCTTGTATCAAACGGCATTACCTGCTTGTTTTTCACCCGTGTAAGAAGTGCGTCACCTGTCTGTTCAAGAGCCTGTTGCTTTGCCCTATCAAGCTGTTTTACAACAGGCATATTGAGTTTGATTTTTGATGATACTGAAAATCCCATTAAATCACATCCAATTCCGTAAAATTAACTTTGCCGTCGGGGTTGCGGTGTTTTGTACCCTGTACGATGTTTCGTTTTACGCCGTCAAGGATTACAAAGCCACCACTTAAAGTGGGGCTGTCGGGAGCAATGTCGCCGTCAAAAAGCAAGACAGCCGACACCTGAACAATTTTCTGCTCTTTGGTAAAGACCGTCTTTGCCTTTGACTGCATATTACACAAGGCAGAGCCACCGTGCAGGGTTGCTGACGGGTACAAGCTGTCGGAGGGATACAGATTTTTGCATTCAAACACGGTCAGGGGTGCTCCGTCTTCGGTAACACCCTCACCGTAGATTGTGACTTCGACAGGAGTTTTGCAAAACTGCTTTTTCACAAGTGACGGAAATTTCACGGTTTTCACGCACCTTTCAGATTGCAGGATAACAAAGTCCTGTTGATTTTAGCAACGCATAGAGGTCGGCAGGAATTGCCACTCCGCTGATACACATTAAATTCCAGCTTGCGCCAAATTCCATTGATGTGCCGTTGATTGAATAGCTTTTCAGGTAGGAAGAAATCATATCGGCATTTTCTTCTTCAAAAGCAGTAAGTCTGCTATGCACTCTGCCGATGATTCTCTTCTGCATTTCCGAAAGTTTTTCAAAATCAATGCGGTTAAAAGTCAGAACATCAATGTGTTCGGCAGAGATAATGCTGTTTTCATCTCCGCCCTGATGTTCAATGTAATCGGCATACATTACGCAACCGCCGTTGTGTCAACATCGGCATAAATGCTGTCAATTTTGCCGTCCTTGCCGTTCGGGAATACGAATGTGTCGGAAAGCGAACGGTTCTGATAGAGCCAGCCGTCACCCTCTGTGTGTGAGCCGGGAGCAAAGAAGTAAATGCTTGAAATCTTCGGAACAGTCTTGCAGGTTTCACCGCAAGCAACAAGAACATTGATTTTGTGAGCGCCTGTTGCAGGCTCAAAACCGCCGTCATCGGGGTTAAAGTTGAAGTTATCGTAGAAACGCTCATCGTCAATAACCTCGATGATAGGGCAACCGTCAATCTCGGTCACTCTTGTTTCAATGCCGATACCGCCCTCTGCAATCTGTGTAAGCTCAATCTTGCGAGTGAACTCCGTTGACTGTTCAAGGCAGTCCATAATGTGAGATGTCACATAGGCAACAAGTGTGCCTCTTGCCTTGTATCTGCGGAGCTTGCCGGCAGAGAGAATTGTTTTGAGCTTTGAATAAGCGTTCTCCTTAGTCCACTCCGATGTCTTTGTTGAAGAATGATATCCGTCTGTTGCCTGAGCCTTTGTTGCAACCTTTGAGAAGAAAAGTGCGTCTGTTTCTGGAGCAACCTGTGTCTGTTCAAATGTCTTTGAAATGTTCTCAACGCTTGCAGTCGAATTTGTTTCATCAACATCTGCCTTGTCAACGAGAAACTCAATATCACGGTCGTGTTCGCAGGTGAACGGAACATCTGTCTGAATATATTTGCCCTTGTTCCAACCGCCGTTGCGATTGTGGTTCTTAAAGCCTGATGTACTCATCTGTGTGAAGTGGAAAGTTCTTGCGCCAACCCACTTTACATTTGAAGTGATGAATGGTGATGTGAGTGTACCCTGAACGAGAATTTCGAGCAGATCAGGGCTGAACTGCTCGGCATAGTTATTTGTGTTTGCCATAATTTTTCAATCCTTTCTTTGGTTAAATATTAAATCTGTTCCATTTTTTGGTAGGAACATTTGCCTTTGGTTTTGTACCGTCCGATGTACCGTTGCCGTCACCGCCGATTTTCTTAACTCCTGTGCCGTTCTCGGCAGGTTTGCCCTTGAGTGCGGGAATATCGTCAAGCACCTTTTTAACAGCCTCTGTCAGCTTTTCCGCATTGACCTTGCCGTCTGTCACAGCCTTTGAAAAGTCTGCAATTTTAAGCACATACGGAACGGTTGCAATGTCAACGCCCTGTTTTACGGCTTCGAGGGTTGCCGATTGGTTGACTTCTGCCATAAGTTTTGCGTTGTTTGCGGATTCAACTTCCGACTGCATTTTTGCAAAGTCGGGAGTGTTCTTGGCTTTCTGCTTTTTAAAAGCACCGATAGCCTCTTTCATCTCATCGGCTGACAATCCCTGCTCCTTAAAATATGACTTCAAAACGGTGTCCTCTGTCACGCTCTGTTTGCCTGTAATAAGGCTTGCGAGCTTGTCATAATCAAAGGCAGGAGCGTTTCCCTGTGGAGTTCCCTGCGGTGCAGGTGTCGGTTCATTGGGGGTTGGTGTTGGATTTGGTTCTGCCATTTTTTTCATATCCTTTCAGTTTTTCGGGTGTCTCCCGTAATCAGTTTATAGAGTGTCTCTCTGTTTCAATTTTGCACGGTGTCTCCCGTAGTTTAATGTCTTCGGACAATAAAAAAGCACCTTACATATTCGTAAAGTGCTTAATCTGCTTTTTCTGTTTTTTCTGTTTTAACTGCTTTGGCTCTCGGCTTTTTGGGAGCGTCAGACTTGACCTCTTCTGCAAAACCGCCGTCAATGAGTTCCTTTGCTCTCTGCTCGGAACATTCAAAAACTTCATTCACAGGTCGGGTTACATAACCGTTCTGCCTGTCATTAAATGCTGTTGTTACTCTGATTTTCATTCTGTCACCACCTTTCTAAACCGGTCGAAATCGACGGGTTTAACTGTTAATCTTTACTCTTAAATGTAATCGGCAAAATCTGTTTAGGCAGGAAGTTAATTTCATAACGGTATTTGTCCACTTCTGCACCGCTTATGTCCTCTACAACATACATAGTTTCATCATTAAGACCTATGATATGCTTTTTGTATTCACCCTTGCCCGTTTCGCAGACAACCTCAATTTGGTTATCGTCATTATCGACCTGTAATGAAAAAGCGGCAACAAGTTCAAATGACGGCTTATCGGTTCTTGTGTTAATAACCGTAAGCCTGCGTATCACATTGAAATTGTCTGCTTCCTGCGAAACATTGTACGATACCTGCGTTGCCTCGGTACAGCCCACAGTAACCAGTACGGTTGTTGCAATCATAACTACCATAAGTACAATTGCTAAAATTCTTTTTCTCATAGTATCAAACCTTTCTTTGATTAATAATAAAAAAGCACTCTGATTTCTCAAAGTGCTGATTTGATGTGTTAAATTTTGTCACGGCAAGTTGCAGGCAAGTTAAATAATGCCGTAAACAAGCCGTTTTCCTTACTCTGAACATATTCTCGGCAAGTTAAACAACAAAACCGCCCTTTTTACGGAGCGGTTAGCTTTTGTTTCTTTGTTTTTCAAGTTCTTTAATTATTTCGTCAAGACGTTTTGAAGCTTCTTCATTAGAACCATCTAAAACAGATTTGTTTATTTCTTCCATTCAAATAAACCTCCTTCTTGATGTTTACTTAAAAATTTATCAATAACCTTTCTGTATTCACTATCAGAACCTGTTTTTATCCTCTTTTTTCCCATTCGTTGTAACTCTGTTAAAAGTGATAGTCTGTCGTATCCTTTCAACTTTGTTAATACTTCAATGTTGCCATCGTTTTTCACAATAGTAAATGTTTTTATACTATCATTCTTAATAAATTCGATAATATCATTTAAAGAATAACTGCTGTTTCTCGGGTGATTGTGCATAACAAATAAATCTTTGCCTTGAAGTGCTGATCCAAAATCTATTTTTTCATCAGTTCCTTTAATAGGCTCTGTAATCATTTTGGACACATCATTTTTTAACACGAAGGCAACTTCTTTATTTTCATTTTGTTCTTTTGAAAATTTCAAAAGCTCCTTGTGTTGTTTTTGAATTTCCAAACACTGCTCTTCTGTATAACCTTCAATATCAACTTTAGGAATACGACTGATAGCTTTATCGGTTATCGGAGTAATAGGCTTTTTACTTTTCTCTTTTATTATACCACTTTTACCCGATTTTGCAACAGATTCAGCGGTGATTTTATTAACATTCCCTGCTTTTTTCGCCTTTTCTTCAAGCGTATTCGCCCTATCGTGCCACTCATCGGCTCGGGTTTGGGCTATTCGTTTATTGTCCTCATCAAGGCTGTATTCGGCACGGCGGTCAAAGCGTTCTGCCTGTCGCTGTGCATACTGCTGTTTTTCCTCAATTCCTCGCTGACGGTCAAGCTCTTTGATTTCATCTTCAGACAACGGTGCGTCCAAATCATCAAGTTCGGGATAATATGTACTTGTGCTGTCCTTACATCTCGGATGAAACAAACCATTCTTGATTGCGGTTGAGAGAAGCGGATAGTTTCCGTCTGACTTTTTGCCGTTTGAATAAACATCGTCAATAAACACCTTGCCGATATATTTTGCACAATCGGGGCAGCCGCCCTGTCTTGAGTTCACAACAACGAGGGATACTCCCCATTCGGCTCGCTTTTCGCCCTCGCCACGAAGATAGGCTCTTTTGTTGGCTGTTTTAACCGCCATATCCGCATAATCAGAGAGCGTGTGCCTTGCACCGTTCTTGTATTCCACACAATTAAGACCTGCGTTGAGCATATCTTTGCAAGCTATATCAACGGCTTTTTCGTATGTAACCGCACCCGTGTTCATTGCAACCTGTGCGTTAAAAATCGCCTTGCGGTACTTGTCGTTGCTCATACGCAAAACTGCCGTTTCTGCCCTCTTTAAATCGTCTGTGGTCGATTTTATGAGTGCGTCAAGTTTACGGTCATTCACCTTAAAAAACTCGGCTGTGCTGTGTGCTGACGGCTTTTTCGGGGCTTTGAAACCGTCCTTGACAGCTTCAAGAATTTCTGCCTCCTGACTTGCATTTCCGTCAGCTTCGGCGGTGCGAATCATCTCTTCAACCTTGCTGTTAATGGTTTTGAAACGCTTGCCGAATTTCTTTGCGTTGTACTTACGGTACTCTTCAAGACTTTTGAGCTGTTCAGCCTGCCATTGTGTCCAGTTGTAACCCTCTTTGGTTTCTTCGGCTCTGTGACGGCTGAAATTGCGCATCATGCTGTCGATAAGCTCGTTTTCAATTCTCTCAAAAGCCTCTTTAATGTTGTAATCACTCATTGCTTACCCATTTGCTGTCATCGTCCTGATTTGCGATATCTTCGGGTTTATCGGGTTCATTGCCCGTGTCGGTAAGGTCAACATCATCAAATGGAGAAGTTTCTTCCTCGCCTGCAATGCCCTGTTCTTCCTTAATTCTCTGCACCTCTTCGGCTTTCCAATCCTCCGACTTGCTGTCGCCGTAAAGCTCGTCAACCGAGGTTTCAACTGACATCAAACCGCCCTGTCTTGCTTTTGACACGGTTTCAACCTGACTTTCAAAGCTCGGATTTGCATATTCGCCGAAGTTTACGGATACTTCCAAGCCCTCAACAATACCCTTGCCGTTAAGTTCACCGTCTGCATTGAGTACAACTGCAACAAGGCTTTGAAGTGCGTTCTGCGTAATTTTCACAAGGTTCTGCCTTGTGTAAAGGGTTGTCTTTTCCTTTTCACGCTGAGCGTCTGCATTATCAAGCTTCTTCGTATCAATGCCGAGAGTTGACGGCGATATAATGCCCTGTAAGCAGAGGTCGAGGGCAGTAATGTATGAACTCAAATAGCTTTCGTGCTGAATCTGCGGACTTTCGGTGTAAATCCTGTTGCCGTTGCCGTTTTCCGACATATCGTTGCCCACGGTGATAAATCGGTTGTCAAACGGATTTGGCGATATCAGCTGACAGGTTTCGGGATTTCTCGGAACAAGGCAACCAGGCACATACTGCTTTGTTCGGCAGGCTCTGAGTGCGTCCATCCACTGTGACCACACTTCATCAAGGCTGTCGAAAGCGTCTGTTTTTATGCCGATAATGCCCGCACCTCTGCCCTTGTGGCACGATTTGCCGTAAAGGACAGGTACAGCCCACATATATGATTCGTCAAATGTAACGCCCTTTGAATCAATCCACGAAAGAGCGTCAACCGTGTGCAGGTCAATCTCTTTGCCGTTGTCATCGTACAAAGCATAGTGAATATAGCCGTAGCCGTATGTTTCTTCAAAACGGTAACGGCGGTGTTTTTGCGTGTAATCGGTGTAAAACTTAACCTCTCGGATTCTGCCGCGCACATATGTAAAGTCGATGTTTTCGGCAGGATACCATTCAACAATCGGAACATCTGATACAGCCGTGTCAAAGCTGACCTTAAAAGCACCGTCACCGACAACACATAGGTCACGGAGCATTTGCTTAACCGTGTCGGATAGCTTGTTCTGCTTTTCAATGTCTTCCCAACGCTCTGCATAAGCGGTTGAATTTTTACTTGTAACATCTGTGCCGTTGTAGTCGGCAATTACGATATTCACAAGCGTTTCGCAGATGAGTGCCGGCAAGCCCGTGTGTATTTTACGGATTTCAAGCCCCTTTGTGCTTTTTGCCGCCCAAAACATAGTTTTGTTTGTATCAATCTGCCTGTACAGCTCCGCAAGCTGTCTGCTGTTGCCCCAATACCAAATGCGATTGATAAAGCACTCAGTCAGATGATTGCTTGTTTCGGTGACGGTAATTGTTTTGTCGCTTGCAGGAGTAATCTGCAAAAAGTTTTTAATTCCCGATCTGATAGATTCAGCCATTCTGTTAATCAGCCCCATTTATTTCACTTCCAATAATATTTTTAAACGGCAGCCACGCATATTGACCGCTGTTAATGCAATGGTCGTGACCGTCCTCGGGTGTGTTGTCTTTATCCTCTCGCCAGCTGTAAATTTCAAACTCGGCAATCGTGTTTTTACAATGTTCAAGCACAAAATAACAGTCGGTGGCAAGCCAGCCGAGTACAAGATTAATTCGGTCGATAATCTTCGTTTTCTTCCATGCATTTGCAAAGTCATAGACACAGCCGTGCTGTCGCTTATACTTTTGAAATTCGGTAATAGTCGCTTGGTCGGCGCTGTCAATAAAAGCCGTGCGTGCAAAGCCCCATTCATCACGGTTGCGGTCAAGAAAATCAATAAAATTCTTCACCGTGTCACTCGGGGCAATAGGTGTTTGCATTTCAGCGTTGTTATAAACTCTTTCATCAAGCTGAACACACTTGCCGTGATTGGTAATGCCGTAAAATGTCATTGCGATAGTGTCAGGCGACTTCTGCGAATAGGCGGTATCAAGACCTGCGGTGAACTGAACAAAGTGTTCCGACTTGCGGTTACAGTTCAAAAACTTTCCTGCCCACTCTTTTGATTTGATATGTCTTGCCCTCTCAAAATTCGGGAACACAAGGCCTGTTGCTCTGCCTCGCAAACCTAAAATTTTATTTTTATAGAGCTTTGTACCTTTCGGTGCAGAGTTCTTTTTCTTTTCAATCTGTTCGGGTGTAAGACTTAAATTGTCGGCAAAAGAAAAGAACCAATACCGCCAATTCGGTACAGGTTCTTCGGTAAGCTCCGCCGTAATCTCGGGAGGAACATCGTTTTCATATTTTTTAAAAGGACGGGAGCGATTGACAAACTCCTTATACACAGGCAGGCTCGGATCATCGGGATTCAGCGTTGCAAGCATATAGTCATTACGGGTTGACATCTCTCGGATAAACTCGATATCGGCGGTGTTGATTTCGTCAATATAAACGCACCCAAACTGCGCACCGAGAACCATTTCCCATTTATCCCGACTGCTGTAACCGAGAATATAGATGATTTTGCCCTCAAACTTGATATGCGGCAGCTTGTAATCCTTGTCGCCGTTGCCACAGTAAACTGCGTTACGGTGCAGATCGAGAATACCGTTATCCTGCTGAATAATGGTTTCTTCGGCTTTACCAGTTGTCTTGGCGGCAATTGCGTGAAGCTTCTTCGGCGACTGCGACACCATTCGCATAAACTTAACGCCTGCTCCGACTGTTGTTTTTCCTGAGGCTGTAGTGCCTTCAAGAAATTCAGCCGACACATTTGTTGTGTTGATAAAGTCGATATACTTTTGTGACAGCGGAAATTTGTTACTCACTCAGCCCCTCACCGCCCAACTGTCTGAACACATCGGATAGCTTTTCGGACTGCTCAACCTTTGCGTCAACCTTAACGGTGTATTCGCCCGTCATTTTGTTGAGCGTGTCAATCGCCCTGATTCTGTCGGAGGTGTCCTGCCCGTCATTCCTTGCAATGTCGGACAAAGCAACCTGTCTGTCCTTTGCACTCATAATGCGCTCATCTTTGAGCCTGTCGGACAGCTGTTTGATGTACTCTGCAACTCTCACATTCTCTAACAATTTGCAGGCATTGGCATTTGCGTAATTCTCGGAATATCCCGCCATAATGGCACTCTGAACGGTGTTACCGCTCTGCGCATAATATTCCGCAAACTTCCTCTGTCTTGCATTTAATTTGTCTTTCACGGTATCACCGCCTTTCACACTAACACAAAACCGCCCTCAAGCGAGAGCGGTCTGTGCGAATTTTTATCTTAGGAGAGTTCTACATATGTCCTGTTTGTCAAACTTTCATAATACCATTATACGCAGGGTAAGGGTGACATTCAATGACATTTCAAAATAATTTTACGAGAAATCAAACTTTTTTCGGAACGCCTGTAACGCTTCGCCGTGCAATCTCAGGGTATGCCTTACGCTCATTTCCATACTCTCGGCAATATCCTCCCACTTCTGACAATTTATGTAATACTCGGTCAAAATTGCAATGTAACGGTAATCGTCAAGTGCGTTGATTTTACTGCGGATTTCAGTTTTCAACCGCACAAGATTGTCAATTTCCCGATTGATTTCAGTCTGCAGGTCTGCAATCCTGTCAACAATCCGCATAGGGTCATTCACTCCCGATGTCTTAACAGGCTCATTCTGCTTAACTGATACCTGTGCAATATTCAGCCTAAGTTTCGACAACTCGTGTTCTTTCGTTCTGATCAGCTTATCCGAAACCCTGACCGAATATAAATAATCTTTAACCGTCAATCCATATCTACCTCGCTTTCAAGCCAATGTTTCGTGCAGTCAATGCAACTGCCGTTAAATTGTTTTTCCATAGGACAGCCGACATACGGAGTTCCATACGGGCAGTCGAAAAAATTCATACAACTCCGAGCCATTTCGTCAATTGACATCTGTTTGATTTTTTCAAAGTTTGTCATTCTTAACTTTTCATAGCAACTGATTCTCTGGATGTGCGATACTCTGAATGCAGTATTTTTAACCACTTTATTATTTACATCAGTGCAAAAATAAAAATTAACTGGTATTGATAAATTAGGGTTGTTTTCAAAGGCTTTTTCACCCGTCTTATGTAAAGTGCCCTCAATTACAGTGTTATCCAAAAGAGTAATTGTCACACATTTGCCTAAATACCTTTCAAGTTCATTTCTTGTCATTGCTTTCACTCCTTATCCATTTTCGCACCACAAAACGGACAATATGGATACAATCTATGCTTTGTCATAATGATATGTTTATGGCAGTTTTGGCAAATAAACCAAGTACATCCGCAAATATCTTTTTCAAATATCCATTTTCCGTGTTTAATCTCTTGCATTTCACACACGGTTGCTTCGTTAGGTTTGCTTCCGTCAACTTCAATAATGCGTTTTACATTTTCGGCATTTCGCTTTGAATTGAAATACAAAGTAAAATTGCTACCATTATAATCGGGTATATCCAATGCATAGTCACCACAAAAATCACGGATTTTTAATTCTTTTTCAATCATTGTTTTCACGCTCTTTCGGCAATAACATGCAAGCCTTTGTAACAATCATCACATATCTGTATTTTAATTTTTCTCTTTCTTTCAATAGGAATCACAATGCCACTACTACAGTCAGTATCCATCATCCCTACATAAAATTCTTTCATTTTAACATTGTGCGGATTTGAGATAACTTTGTTACAACTATCACACTGATAGATTCTCATTTATTTTTCACTTCCTTATAAAACTCATATCTGTTATCTTTATTGTCATGCTTAAAAACTTTTGCAAGGTTATCTACACTCATATTATTTACCCAACTAACATTGTTTGTTGCCCTGTTGAGCAAAAAGATAGTTTCCCCACTCTTGATTTCATCAAGCACATCAGAATTACAAACACTTTCATACTTTATCATTTTTACACCTCTTTCATTAATTTTCTTTGTGAAAAACTCCGCTATCAAGATACTTCTCAAGGCTATCTTTTGTCATTACTCTTCACCGTCCTCAATAGGCTGATTCCAACATTTAATACAGTTATCGTCACAATCATCTATGTCCATCAGTCCTAATGCACGTGGACATACACCTTTAGGTGTTCCGTCATCGTCAAGCGGAGCGTTCGGATAATTTTTTAAGAACTCACTCAAATAAGTTTTTTGTGGGTGTTCGTCGCTCCACTTTTGCATAATTGCAATCGCTTTTTCGGGGTAATACATTTCAAAGTCTGGACACGATAAACCTTCACCGTTGTTATTACTACACAAAGGACAGTTGCTACACTTAATTTTACACAGTCCGTTCTTTGTTCTTTTCGTCATCCGTAACTTCTCGATGAAGTAGTTTTGAGTTTTGGAACAATCAATCATTTTCTTCATTCTCCTTTAATTTTTCGGTTATTCTTTTGGTTAAGCCGTTTTCGTTGGTTAGGCATTCTAAGGCTTGGAGGGCATTGATTACGGTTTGCTCGTTGGTTTGGGACTGATACATCTTACGGACGAAGTCGGCGCTTTTCTTTACATTATCCATAATTCTTTGTGAGAGCAGGCGGTATTCGTCTGCGTCGTTTCTGTCACGCTTATACTCCGTTCTGAGCTTGTCCTGCCATTCAAGGCAGATGTTTATGTCCCAGCCTTTATGACGATTGTTGTAGCCGACCTTTGCAAGCCTTGAAAAGTATTTATATTCGGGCGGAGGAAAGGATGAGTAATCGAGCTGGCCGTCAATTGCTTTATCCTCAAGCTGTTCAAATACCTCTGGATTTTTAAAATCATATTTTTTCATATTACCTCCTGCGGAGGCTTGTGGTGGGTTTGGTGCTATTTTAAAGAACCCTTTCTATATATATAATATTAGTTTATTTTTCTTATACGAAAGGTTAGAAAAACCCGTAAACCCTCCTCAAGCTACCACACTAACAATCTTTATAAATTGAAATTCCGTTGAAATAATTGAAATTTCTTCCCTTTACTTTTTCAAATCGTTTGGCAAGTTCGGTGCTGAATTTGGTATTTGACATACAATATTCGTTGTTATCCCCTGCCCAGCTTGTATAGGCAGCATAGAGCGTGCTTGCCTGAACCGAACCCTCTAACACACATCTATCCTCGATAAAGGCGGAAATAACATCCATTTCACGCTTGTACTCTCTCACGCTCTGAAGAACGGCAGACGGCATTTTTAAGCCCTCTCTCTGCCACAGAATACAGCCGTCGATACACCATTTGAAAATTGCGGTCATTTCGGCTTTGAGCTTATGCGTAAGGTTCTTATCAACCTTATCCTCGGGAATCTGAACATTGAACGGTATCATATGTATTCTTCGCCATATGCCCGTGTCAGTGCCTCTGATAATCGGTTTATGGTTTGTCGCCATCCACAGCTTAAACTCGGGCTTGAACTCAAATTCCTCGCTGTACAGCTTTCTTGCCGTTACGGTATCGTCACCCGTAAGCTGTTTGAGAAGTCCCTCATTAATTCGCACGCCCTCGTTCGGCTCAACCGAGGTGACAAGCCTTGCACCCTTTAACCGTGCAATGTCGCTGTTTATGGCACTGCTCTGAGAGTTTCTTACCATAATTGTTTCAGGCTGAATGTTTGCGGCATAATCGCCGAATACATCACGGATAACATCAATGAATGTACTCTTGCCGTTTCGTCCCGTGCCGTAAAGGAAGAATGCGCATTGTTCGGCTGTTGAGCCTGTCAGACTGTAACCGACCGCCTTTTGAATGTAGCGAATAAGTTCTTTATCGCCTGCAAAAATATCATCAAGAAATGCAAGCCAACGGGGACACTCTGCCGTTTGAGAGCAGTCAACCGAAGTAATCTTTGTGAAATAATATTCGGGATTATGCGCCCTCACTTCGCCGTTTTTAAGGTTGATTATTCCGCTTGGGGTGTTTAATGCCATACGGTATTTATCCATTTGTGCCGGAAGTACGGGAATATGGTGTTCAACCTCGTTGAGCATTGCTTTTTTTGATTTGTTGGAACGGCTTGCTTTCATATGCTTTTCAAATGCTTTTGACATATCTCCGCCGTTCTCTTCATCAGCTTGCAAGTACAGCCTTGCTTCGGCTTTCATAGCCTCAACGCTTTTGTCCGCCATTCGCAAAACTACCCCGATATTGTCAACACACCACTTCATAGAATTGTAGTAATACCACTTTTTCTCGGTGTAACAATACCTTACATTATCGCCGAATAAATCAACAAACCTGTCAGCATTGCCCATATCGTCAAAGGTGTAGGCACGCATTTTTTCTTCGTCAACCGCTTGAACAGCCTTGTCCTCACCGATTGAAATTGAATAATCGTTATGCTGTTTTGGGTTATAGGTCTGCGTACAGCCCGACACAGCCTTTTGCAGGGTTATAATGCCGTAGGTTGTACCCGACTGTTTTCTGTCCCACTTGTCACGCATTAAGCCTGATTGTCTGAAAATCGAATCCATTTTGTCGGTATCGCAACCGCACCAGAACGCAAGCATATAGCAAAAAGCCATATCCGCCTCGCTCTGTGACGAGTAAGCCGAAAAATCACCGCTGTACAGAGCCTTGAAAAGACTTCCGTTCTTGGCATTGCAGGCGATTCTGACAATATCGTCAACGGTGTTCGGATTGACCTCAATGTTACGGAGCTTAGGCTGTGGCTCTGTTGCCTTGCCGAGATATTTTGAATGCAACGGCTTTATGCTTTCGGTGCAATCGTTTATGTACGCATATGCAGAGCAGTAATCACCTGTCACAACGAAGAATCTGCCGTTTTCGTACATTTCAAAACCGCCCGAATCATTCTTCGCCTTTCTTCTGCCCTCGGGAAGAGTTCCCTTGCAGATTATGTGAACGCCTGTCTTGCTCTGCGAAAATTCGGTATAGCTCTGCAGAGTGTTCACAAACTCGCTGATTATGTTGTCAGTTCCGCCGTTTTTGTAGTCCTGAATGTCATTCGGCATATCATCAAGGTCAACACCGAAAAACGGTGAATTTGAGAACATAAAGCCTATACCCGAATATTTGGCGGATTCTCTGACTGCCGTTTCAAAGTCCGACCAAGTGTCCGAGTTATTCGGCATTGCAAAGCCACCCGTTCTTGGATTTATCGGTTTCTTTGAAATTCCGCTGTGCGATTTCGAATCTGGATATGACTGCCAGCACACCCAGTTTTTGTAACCTTTCAATTCCTCGGGAACTGCAAAATATTTATTTTTATTTGGGTTTAAATTTGTAAAGCCCATTTTTTCACCTCCATATATAAGGAAAAACGCGGTGAAAATTGCACTGTTTTATGCAATTCCCGAAGAATTTCTTTAAAATCAGAACGGCAAATCATCGTCAATCGGCATATCAACAAAGCCCTGATTTGCTGTCTGTGCAGGTGCATAACTCTGCTGTGGCTGTGCATAGGTCTGCGTCGTTGAACTCTGCGACTGCTTAAAAGTATGCTTGACCTCGGGAAATTTTGTAGGATTGAGCCAGCTGACTTCTTCCCTTTTTTCGCCGTTCCATTCGCCGTGCTTAACGGTTACACGAACAGGCTTTTTCACAAGCTCACCAAGGAACTGTTTAAGGCTGTCATAGTCCTTGCCGTCGGGAAGTCCTGCCGCCTTGCCGAGAGTCATAACCTGATTAAAGCCGTATCCGTTTACCTGCATATCGTTCTCGGTCGGTTCTCTGCGTTTCCACAAAGTGTGGAATATATGTCCGTTTTTGTACCCTTGCTCAACATCGTTTCGGATAATGAACGAAATGTTCAGGCAGGTTTTTTCCTCGCCTTTTGAATTTGTGTAGTCACGCTCCTCTGCCTTTGCTATAAGACACTCATAATCGCCCTCGGGTTTGAGTGAGTTAGACTGTGCCGCCTCGCTCCAATTTGCTTTGAATCCCATAATTTTACTCCTTTGTTATTAACTCTATTGCCTCATCGGCACTTCTGCACACTCCTGCAACAGCACCGTTGAGTTTCATCATCTGTATAAATTTCTGCTGTTTTTCGGTAGGTCTGCCCTTGGGAGTTTTAACCTCGATAAAGACTGCTCTTCCGTCTGATTTCCTGACACCGAACAAATCTGAAAATCCGGGCGGAACTCCCGTGTTGAAATATCTGCCGTCCTTTGTAAAGCCTGCACCTACATTTATACGGAAAATATCGCAGTACGGTGCAATTGCAATACGGATTTTGTTCTGAATTGCGTGTTCTTCTGTCAAGCTATCATACCTCTCTTTCGTGCCTGAAAATATGCCCAGCCTGTTTTGTAGCCGTGGCTTTTTGCGTATGCAAGCAAGTCCGCATAGCTGTGGCAATCGTCGGGTGTGCTGAAATCAAGCTTGAATCCCTCAACCTTAATGAGCTTTGCGGTGGTATCGGTTTCAACGGTTCTTTCGGCTGTCGGGAATACATAACCGCAATGCGGACACACGGCTTTCTGCCCTGCCGGCGGTGCTGAAAATGTAAAGAAACATTCGGGACATTGTCTGACCTTTTCCTCCTGCTCCTTTTCGATTTTTTTAACACTCAGCTTTTTGCGTTTTTCAAGCGTCCATTCTCGGTCGTCATCAGGCATTCCGTGCCTTGCATAGTTGCCCACATGGTCAATGATTACCGCCCTTTTGTTTGGCTTATAGCGCATACATCGCATTGACTGCTGAATGTAAAGCGTAAGGCTGTGAGTAGGTCGGAGCAGAATTGTACATTCGCAGTCAGGCACATCAAAGCCCTCTGAAATCAAATCCACATTGCAAAGAATCGTGATTTTTCCGCTGCGAAACTCGTTTATAATCTGTTCTCGCTGTGCCTTCGGAGTTGCTCCGTCAATATGCCTTGCTGATATACCCGCTTCGCAAAATGCCTGTGCGGTTGCCATACTGTGTTTGACAGTTGAACAATAGCACACCGCTTTTTTGCCGTCTGCAAGCTGTCTGTAATACTTGATTACATCTCCGAAAACTGTATTTTTAGTCATTGCTTTTTCTATCTCGGAGGCGACATATTCGCCCATTTTGGTGTGTAAACCCGTAAGGTCGGCGACACTCGGAGCGTAGTAGTCATACGGGGCAAGGCAGTTATGCTCAATGAGCCATTTTGTACTCACCCCGATTATGAGCTTGTCGTTGACATCGCCCAAACCGTCACCGTTTAATCGGACAGGTGTTGCGGTGACGCCAACCCTCGGAACATCTGAAAAATGTTCGTAAATGCGTTTGTAGCTTTGTGCAAGGCTGTGATGATTTTCGTCTGTGATGATAAGTGCGGGTTTTGGCAGTTTCTTCAATCTTCGTGTAAAGGTCTGCACCATACCGATTTGGCACAAATCCATAAGCACACCCCAGCGGACAAAGGTTCTGAATATTTGGTCAACAAGCTCTCTCCTGTGAACAAGGAACAGCACCCGTTTCCCGTTCCAAGTTGTTCGTCTTGCAATTTCTGCGACAATGCAGGACTTTCCGCCACCGCAACCGAGAACTATGCAAGGGGCTTTGTAACCCTCTCGCCAAGCCTGTCTTACCTGTTCAACAAGGTCATTCTGATACGGTCGGAGTTGCATTGTCTGCACCCTCTCTCTGCTTTTCCAGTTTCTTCTGCTTTATCAGCTTTGCAACACACTGCATACAGAGCTGTCTGCCGTAATTTTTTGTTGTGCCGTCAATGATCTGTTTAACTGTGCGTTTACCGTATGCCATAATTACATCTCCGCAATCGGAACACCTCGGAAGTTCAACACCCTTTGAGAGCCATTCTCCAAGCTGTTTACCGAGTTCGGGAGTAATTATGCCCGTCCAACTGTCAAGAAAAGTCGTATCTTTTGAAAGACTTGCATTGTGAGTACGGTCAAGCTGAAAACACATATCAAATTCATATTCCGTGTTTTCCCTCTGAACAGGGGCAAGTCCGATTTTTACAGGCACGGTTTTTCCTCTGTCATTTACTTCCATTGCATAAGCCATTTTGGCACGCATTGTAATAATTGTGTGGCAATCAACCGAAAGAATTGTATTTACAAGGTTGTTCTGAATTTTACCTGCTTCATCCCAGGCGGTATAATCGTTCTTGCCACGCTGTTGAGCAATCTGCGATTTTATATCAAGAACACCGCCCTCGTTATCCCAACAATGGGAAAAGCTGTCAACAACAATTGCACCGTCAGAACCGACAATATCCGCCGCCGATTTCACATATTCAATATATTTATCGGGTGTATATGGCGGCGTCATTGAGGCATAAAGAAATTTGCCTGTATTAAGGTCTGTCCTGCTTGCGTAAAAGCGACCTCTTTCGTGTTCTGTATCAATCAAAGCAACCTTTGACCAGTCGCCTGTAATGCCATATGCAAGATACAGACTTGACAATGTTTTTCCGCTGCCTGACGGACCTGTTACGGCAATTCGTGCCTTTGACTTTGCTCTCGTTACCTCTGAAAAATCAATCATCTGTAACACCTCACTTAATACTTAATGACTGCTTGGCTTCCATGTGTACGAAGGGGATTTCTTCGCCCTTTTTGCAGAGAGCCTTGACATCATTCTTTTTCACTTCGGGCATACTGTACTTTAAGAGGTGGTCAAGATTGTGTTCCTCCGCCCACTCAACAAATGAAATTTCATCATCAACAACAAGGCTCGGAGCGTTCTTTTTAAGTGACATAACCGCTCTCGGCATATCAATCTTCTGTCTGCCAAGTGCCTGCATTGACTTAAACAGATAGGTTTTAAGGCTCTCCGCCTGTTTTTCTTTTTGTGACTGTCTTTTTGCAATTGCCGCCTTTTCGGCTTTAAGCATTTTAGCCTCGGCAAGAAGCTGTTTGTAGTAGATTGCAATGCTCTCAGCTTTCTCGTCAAATTCGCCCTCAATGCCCGTGAGAGTATCAAACCACGCTGTCAACATCTTGTTGCGGTATGCATCCACATTGGCAATGATATTGCCGTCATCATCAATCGGCATTCCGTCTGCGTTCGTATCGGGTTCCCATTCGTTGATAGCGTCAAACTGATTAAATAAATCCGAGTACATCTCGGTAAGCTCATAAAGTTTCATTGTTGCTCCCCCTTAAAGATTTATGTTTTGTGTGGCAAGTGCCTCTATTAAATGTTCAACCTTGCCTTTGAAAAATTCCTTGTCCTGTGACTGCTTGGCGAAATCGAGCATACGGACAAAGCTGTCATATGCAATTGAAAAGTATGCCTTAAAGACATCCTTGTCATCTGATGGACCGTCGGCAGTCTGAACATTTTTCAGCCTTTCTTCATACTCCTCTTTCTGTTTGCGAAGAGCCTCCTGTTTTTCATCTTCAAGCTGTTTTCTGACGATTTTTTCGTTATTGCGATACTCTTCTTCGAGTTCGTCATAATGCTTAATGTTCTCCCTTTCCAAAGCCTTAATCGTTTCATTAAGTCTGCGTTCATTGTCGCTCGGCTCTGCAACGGCAACCTCAATAGGACGGCTTTCAAGCTCCTGAACTTTATTCGTCAGCTTAAAATTTTTGTTCTTTTCCTCTGCAAGCTGATTCTCGATATTGCGATAGCTTTCTTTTGAAGTGTCCGCCTGCTGTTTGTAATAGTCGGCGTCTTTCTTAGCGTTATTGAGCTGTCGGCAATAGTCAATGCTCTTGTCGGTTGCCTCCTGTTTTTCGTCCTTCAGCCTGTCAATTTCGGCTTTTAACTGCTTGACCGTTGTGTTTTCAAGGTCAAGCTTTTCGGCGATTTCAGCCTGTTCGGGTTCGCTTATGGTAGATAAAAGATACAGTTTACTTACTCCCAAATGTTTACTCGAGTAAACATTTTCAGAGGTATTTTCTATAATAGAAATATACTTATGTGCCTGTGTTCTGTTAAAACCTACCTCTGTTTCGCAGTAGTCCTCAAAGTTCTGATATCCAAGCTCCTTGTACAGCTTGTTGTCACGCATTGTTTTAAGTCCGTTGCACATATCCCATATGTTCTGCTGTGCAAGGTTTGCGCTGACAATTATCTTCTGATGCAGTTCAATTGCCTGCTTATGCTGTTCGCTTACTGTTATTTCTGACATTTTTTATATCCTCCAAAAATTCAGCGTATTGCTTTTCAAATTTCTTGATTTCATCCGGCTTTTTAAATCCGCTGTCACGCTCATTTTTATAACCGTGGCACTGCATTATTTCCAATGTTTCGGGATTTACTTCAATCGTAAAAAACGGGATTTTCGGTTTATCTTTATGACGAATGAAAAGTATTATCGTGTCACCTCTTGCGTGCCGTCTTACATATCCGCCGACGCAATGCTGTAATATTCTGCCCTCTGCTATTATTTCTTCACCGCTTTTTGGGGCAAGCATTATAAGGCTGTCTGTGCTCATCAGCAACGGGGAAAGTCTTTTTGCCATTTTTGCAATCTGCTCCGTTTCTTCTTTGTTTGCATAGAAAGCAACCTTTTCAAGCGTTCTGTCGTGAGCCTCTTCAAGATGAGCCGGCATTATTTCTTCGATACCCTCGGGAAGTTTTTGGCAGTTATCAAGATAATCCTTCCACAGCATTACTCTCCGATTGTTTTTGCCGTACTTCAAAATCTGTCTGTATGTAAGGTTATTTTTGTGAAGTTCATCTACAGCATAAGTACCGAGCTTTGACAGCTTGCTTATGAACTCGCTTGCCATATGAATAGTCGGTTCTTCCTTTATCACACTGCGGTAAAGTTCAATTGCACTTGAATCATAATCTGCGAAAAAGTGCATATCCTCCTTACGACATCCGAGCATTTTAAGCAGATTGGTTTCTTTCCAATGAATTTTATTGAGTGAAAGTTTACCGTCAATCAAAAGCTCTGCAATATGCTCAAAACCGCCTTTAATCAGGTATTCTGCATTATTGTGCCTTACATATATGTTCAGCCATTTGAGAATCCCTTGAACCGTATATCTGTTTGAAAGATCATCCGCACACGAATATCTGAGATCCGTATCGGTTATTACATCGAGATTTAAAAGTACGGTTGAGCCCCAGCCTGAATACAAGGTTTTTTCTGACGGACCCCAATACCACGCTAAGCCCTGTGAAGCAGAAGGAATAATTCCGTCTGTCTTCAGCGGATAAAATGATTTATCGTACCAGCGGTACGCAAATCTCTGCATTGCGTGCTGTTCATATACATACAGATATTCATCCGAAAAAGTATATCGTGGCATCATTTCGACAGGATTTTCGTTGTAAATATCTTCCGAAAATCCCTGATAAACCGTCACAAATCTAATGTACAGTCTGCCGTTTTGAGCAAAGCAAAGCCCAAACTTGCGACTTCTTTCAAGTTTCTTTCTGCCGTAGTGCAGGGCTTTTGCTTTTACGCTTTCCTTGCAATGACCGCAGACAAATTCCTGATTATGACAAAGTCGGAACTGTTCGCCGATATGCCAACTTTGACAGCTTGTGCAGAAATAGTCGCAGGTTCTTTTGCTTTTATTTTTGTAGAAAGCATACTGCGGAAAGTACATTGCTATCTGCTTTTCATGTTCATCTGTCAGGTCAGGAATCTTATTAAGCAGGCTGTCAGGATTTTTAATCATGCCGACACCTACCAATCTATAAGATTGCCGAGGTCAAGAGTTACCGGATCCGTTTTCTGCTCTGCGACATCAGATTCTTTAAGCTCATATTCGGACATATGTATCTGCATTGTGAAAGTAACCTTTGCACCCGGAAAAATTTTTTCGACAATCTGCTGGTACACATCAAGGTCGGAAACTGCATTAGGAAGCTTCTTTCCCACTTCGTCAATCAGTTTTTCAAGGCTTTCTGCAGCCGTTACTGCTCTTGCAAATTCCTCGTTCTGCGCCGAAAATTCGCAGAGCATTTTCTTTACCGGCTCAAGAATTGCTTTAGATCTATGGTCTTTAAGATTTTTTTTGTTGCACAACTTGATTTTTTCTGTTGCAGAGGATATAATTGAATTAGGTTTATTGTTCTTTGTGCTTGTGGCATTCACAGTGTCACAGGCACTTTTTTTATTGCTCATTTCTTCACCCCCACACATTCAAAACCGAAGGAATCGGATTCAGGCGTTTCAAGGGCTTTGAGCTTGCGTTTTAGCTCTCGGTTTTCGTGCCTATAACCGCTTGACGCTGTTTTTTCGAGTGCAAGGTCCGTTCTTGCGTTTCGCAGCTCAATACTGAGATGTCTGTTCTCTGCTCTGAGGTTTTCCACATCTTTGAGCAGTTTCCTTTTTGTCGGGTAGTTTCTTAACCACATTGTTAATGCTCCTTTATGTATTGTCTGATTTCTTCCTTATCAAATCGCCAAAGCTTTCCGATTTTGTGGGCAGGAAGAACGCCCCTTTGTGCAAGCCGTGTTGTGTAATCAACATTAAGTGCAAGTAACCGTGCCACATACGGCACATCAATTATCACCGGCACTTCATCCCAATTGATGATAGGTCTTTCTCTCGGCATATGTACACCTCCTATTTTTCGTTGGTAATTTTGTCTGAAACGATTTCGACTGATTCAACATCAGCTACGCTGAGTGCCAGCTTGAGCAGTACAACCTCGCCGACCGTTCGTGTTATCTGATAGCTTGTAACATACGGAATTTCTGTTCCGTCAATTTCAAGAAGAAACTTGTCCTTTGTGTCAATAAGTTTAAGTTTTGCCATTTTCTCACCTGCTTTCTGTTTTACCTATCTTGATTTCTACACCTAAAGCCGTTAAGAGCCTGTCGGCATTTTCAAGAGAAATGCTCTTTTTGCCTTTTTCCCAATACTGAATAGCTCTTTTAGTAAAGCCTGATTCCTTAGCAAGCTCACTTTGCGAAAGGCCTTTCTGTTTCCTGCTTTTGAGCAAGATTTCAGCAAACTCATTGATGTGCATTGATTTCACCAACTTTCTATGATATACTATATGTAGTGATGAACAGCAATTCATTACACTATATAACGAAAGTGAGGTGTGCATTGTGCTGAGTTTTAAAAAATGGTTAAGCAAACAAGTTGTTATCGGTAGTGATGTTACATACAACACAGCTAATGACATAATCGCCGACAATAATTTTCCTGAGAGTGTTTGCAAATTTGTAATGCTTGATTATCTTGAAAAAAAATGCCGATGATAATACAATTGTTGTTTTTGATGATTTTTACAGAGATTATATTAAATACATCACTCAGAACACCTACCCTGTGGATTAACAAACAACACAATTGTTCCCGTTGGATATCTTTTATCCACATTCTTTGCTTTGTGTAATATGCCGTACGATTCGGTAGTTGTATAACTATCTACATCTTCCCTATTGCTCAGCTCTTCTATCAACTGAGCGGTGGGGATTTTTTTTAATTCATTCATCTTCTTCACCTCTTTTCAGCAAAGTCCGTTTAATGGGACTGCGATTGTGGTATTATTGATTGTATTGCAAATATCTTTTGCGAATGTTATAATCGAGCAAAGGAGCTGATTATATGTGGGTAATAATTAGTGGTATTTTAGGCATTGCAGGCTTTTTAATATCTTTAATAAACCTGATTAACTATTTTGTTTCGCACAAAGTGAATTTGGAAATCACAATGCTTGAATACGCATACAAATTAGGCGTGCAGGGAAAGAAAAGACTTTTCATTCATTATAAACTTAACAATAAATCGCAACTGCCTATTTCTGTTACCGACATTCAATTAATTCTGAACGGCATAGAGTACACCGAAGATTACAACACCCACGAAGTTAATTCTTATCATCACAAGGCAAAAGGTGTTGATGAGTATGTTCCGACATACAATGAACATCTGCCTATCAATCTTGAATGCCTACATTCTCATTCGGGTTACCTCGTTTTTGTAATTCCTGAAGATAATTCTCCAAATCTCGATAAAGGTCTGACTTTTCAAATTCGCACCAATCGGAATAAGGAAGTACAAAAGAAAGTGTCATTGAATGAGGTGGTAACGCTCCGCTCCACTCTACCTTATCAAAAGTATAAAAATCTTTTTCTAAAGGATAAGGCGGAACATAAGGTGCACTGACAGTCTTGGTGACTGTTGGTGCTTTTTTTATGTTGAATAAATTATTAAAAAATCCCATTTTCTCACCTGCTTTTCGATATTTTATTGCTTTACACGACCTTAAATGTTATGATTAACTATGAAAGGGGGTGCACACTATGTCAACTTCTCATAAAGACCTCATTCTTGATAAATCAGAAGTGAGAATACTTAGGTCCTTATATAAAGGTAATAAACTTTTAAAACAAGATGTTGACTATAAATTTAAAGAAAAATATTCTTTCTTGTTGCGTTATCATCTTATTGACTATTCACCCGATCCTAAATACTACTGTATTTCTAAAAAAGGGAAAATGTTTTTACTATACCGCAGAAAAGAAAAAATCCGTTTTTGGGTCCCGATAATTATTTCGGTAATAGCGTTAATATTGTCTGTAGTTTCCATATTAATGCCACCAGTGATAATAATAGAGCGGTAACCGAAATAGTCAGTGCAAGACCGCTCCTGAAACCCTCTCGGTATGCTCTCTCTATCTTGACATCATACTTGCCAAGCAGATAGAACGAATGAAGTAGCTTTTCGTCAATAACTTTGTTTAGATTATCTTCTAATTCGTCCTCGGTTGGAATTTTGCTTGAACAAATTGTCTCATCTTCTTCATCGTCCAAATAGTCAAGTTCATTGTAAAACATTGCTCTCGCCTCCTTTCCTACGCTGTTTTCTGCTGTGCACCGAGCAAGAACGCTGTTGCTGCTATATAAGCTTTTTCCTTCTGTTCTGTTGTTGCGTTTTTCAAGAGTTCTTCGTACAAACATCTGACATCCTGCCGCTCGGTTTCTTTTTCGATTGCTTTGTCCGTATAAATCATAAATTCACCTCCTTATTGGTCTGTAAACCCATTATATACCTCAAAATACGGCTTGTCAACCCTGTTTTAATAAAAATATTTTGTTTTTTGGGCTTGACAAGCCATTGGATACCGTATATAATGAATACATCAGATAAAATTCTACAGCGAGGTGATACATAAAATGAGCATAAGCGAGCGTTTTAAAACTCTGCGAAAAATAAAAAAACTCTCACAAACAGAGTTTGGAGAGCGTGTCGGAGTTTCGAGAAGTGTCATTAAAAACATTGAAAATGAACTTGTTGAACCCAAAGAATTATTTATCAAACAGGTTTGCAAAGAGTACAGGGTAAACTTTATGTGGCTTACCGAGGGCGAGGGCGAAATGTTTGAAGATGATGAGGATTACATACTTGATGAATTGTCAGAAGAATTTAACCTTGATGACCTCGACAAACAAATTATTGAAACATATTTGAAATTAAGTCACGAAGATAAGATGATATTCAAAAACTTCTTGAAAGAAATCTTTGAGAAAGAAAAATAAAAGAGGTGGTCACCCACCTCTCACAAAAATTCGATTTATTATTGCATAGATTTTTTTCAATGTTTTTTCATCTTCGATTTTATTTATCAATTCGATTATGTATTTTTTATAATCCATATAGAATCACCCCAAAGCTTTTTATTTTTCTTTACACATTCATTATAGAACATTTGTTCTGATTGTTCAAGCGCTATTTGCAAGAATTTTTTAACTGTCCTAAAAATTGGACTTTGCTCTGTATTTTTGGCAAAGCCGTAGGATTTTACAGTAACATTTATTAAAATATCACTATTATTTTTTACAATAAAGCACTTTGTTTTTTGTTGTATTTCAACAACATTTATTACAAATTTAAAATACCTATTGAATAATGTCTTGAATTTGCATATAATAAAAACGTAGTATTACTACATTAAATTTTAATTTTATTGTTAGTGTGAACTCTTGGCAGTAAACCTCCCACCATATGGGATGTGTCGACCCCAAGAGTTTTTTACATAAAGGAGAATTTTCGCATGATAAGAATTGCTATCCTTGTTGACGGTGCTTTTTATTTAAGAAGAGCAAATTATTTATGGGGAGATAAAAACCCAAAAGATAGGGCAAGAGAATTGGTTCAATATTGCAGTAGGCATTACATGAATAAAAAAACTCGCAACAGTTATTCAGAAGAAAAATACCTTTATCGCATTTTCTACTATGATTGTCTTCCTTCAACTAAGAAAGTATATCATCCCCTCACTAAAGAACAAATTGATTTATCTAAAACTGATCAGTATAAATGGTCTATGGAGTTTTTTGAGGAACTAAAATCTAAAAGAAAAGTAGCTTTTAGAAAAGGTGAACTTTTAGAAAGTACCGTTGGATACACAATTAAGCCTGAATATGTAAAGAAATTGTGCAATGGTAAACTCGCCATTACAGACCTGGAAGAAAGTCATTTCAAACTTGATATACAACAGAAAGGTGTCGATATGAAAATAGGCTTGGATATTGCATCTTTATCTTACAAAAAGCAAGTTGATCGTATTATATTAATTGCCGGTGACAGCGACTTCGTTCCTGCTGCTAAGCACGCCCGCAGAGAGGGCATTGATTTTATTTTAGACCCTATGTGGCACACGATTAAACCAAGTCTCTTTGAACATATTGACGGACTTGAAACTAAAGTAAGTCGCCCCGATTCAGAAGAACTAAAGAAAGATAAGCTATACACTAAAAATTTAGTAAAATAAAAAATCCGCCCTACCCTGCGCCAACAGGATAGAGCGGAAACCATTACACATAGGGTGCAACGGTACTTAAACAGCAATATAATTGTACCATACTCCCTTGTGTTTTGCAAGTTTTGCAGATAAATAACACAAGGGATTTTTGCACCCTTTTTTTAAACAAAAGGAGTGTATTACATTATGAAAAAACGAAAAGACGGTCGCTATCAGAAGAACATCTATATCGGTCGGGATGAAAACGGTAAACGAAAGTACAAATCCGTATGCGGCACATCACGAAGAGAGGTTGAAACGCTTGCCGCCGAATTAAAACAAAAACTCGGCAAAGGCATAGACATCTCTTCCGATGATACATACGGCTGTTGGAAAAAACGCTGGCTGTCAGTTCAGAGGTCACTGCAAACACCGCAACAATACAAAACGCTTGAACGGTATCTCAAACATTTTGCAGAACTTGAGCATTGTAAAATCAACAAGCTGACAATTGCCGATTTTCAGGAAATCGTGTTTGACTTAGCCGCTAAGAACCCTACAACAGGCAAACCAACAGCGAAAAAGTCGCTGAAAGAGTTCATCGCAACTGCAAGCCGAGTGTTTGAGTACGCTATTGAAAACCGAGCTATCGACTTCAACCCACTGAAATATGTCAAAATATCTAAGAATGCGGCAAAAAAGAAAGAGCGCAGAGCTTTGTCACCCGAAGAGCAAAAGCTAATAATCAACACTCCGCACAGAGGAAGATTGCCGGCAATGATTATGTTGCTTGCAGGACTGCGAAGAGGTGAATGCCTCGGCTTGCAATGGGCGGATATTGACTTGAAACGCAACAAAATAAATGTTCATCAGACTTTGGTTCTTGACGGAAACAATTCTTACATAAAAGCAGGAGCGAAAACAGAAGCAGGTGTCCGTAAGGTTGATATTCCGACCGTTCTGTCAGACTATCTGAAAAGCCTTGCACCCCACTCCCCATTTGATTATGTAGTCACAACCACCAAAGGCAAACTTATGACAAATTCAGCGTGGCGGAGATTGTGGGAGAGTTACATCAATTGCCTAAACCTCGAAGCATTCAATTCACAGCAAGGCAAAATTGTCGGCATTGCTCCACGCAGTAAATACTGCCCCGACGGTATTCCGCAGGTCATAGAACCGTTTACAGCTCATTGTCTTAGACACACCCACGCAACAAATCTTTTCTATTCGGGCTATGATATTCTCTACATTCAACACCAGTTAGGGCATACCAAACCCGAAACCACCTTGAACATTTACACGCATTTAATGCAAGATGATACTGAAGCACCTGCGAAAAAACTTGATGATTTTCTCAATCGTAAAATAAGCTAAAAAAATAAATGCAAGGCAAATGTTAGGCAACTGAACTTGAAAAGTCCGATAAACACTAAGTTTTTCACACATTTATTAGGTGGTTTGGGACCAAGATGCCGCAGGTTCAAGTCCTGTCACCTCGACCAAAAAAGGTGGTTTTTTAACCGCCTTTTATTTTTTGCCAAAATTACTTAAAATGCCTT